CTGATTCCTTGGTTACTTGTTATAATTTTTTACAGGCGGATGTAGAGGCACCGTCTTCCCTTAATTATAATCTGGACAACAAAGCCTCTTCATATACAAACCTCGATGGTAAACTCGTAGGAAGAACAGCAGAGGACGTATTTCCCTCAGGTCTTTCTATTCCTTACCTAAGAGGAACATCATATAATCCAGGAGGACAATTCTTCCCGGAACCTTGGTATTCTAGTGCACCAAAAGGTAGCTATGTTAGGTTAAAAAACAATATTCAAAACGGAGAGCTCAATACCCAAACTCAATCTTTAGATAACTTAACCTACGGGGAAAAAGGATTTACTATCTCTTTTTGGTCTCATATTCCTGATGTGTGGAGTGGACTCCGGAGTTGGCATAGATATAGAGGGGTTTTGGGGTGTGAAAACTCTGGACCTGGGATTGGAGCAAATAGTACCTCTCCCGTCACTACTAACCCAAATTTGCTTGGTCCTAACGGAGTAGTAACTCGAGACAGAGATTCCTCAAAAGTACATGGGTTATTCGTTGGGTGGAGGGATAAGAAAAATAATGCTACTGATGCGATGGCTTCTACTAACAGCAATGCTACTGATTTAGAGTTTGTAATTTTACCTACGGTTTCCCAAAATAAAATTAATGGAGAGTTCGGACATAGTGTAGGCATCGCAGAGATACCTAGTAACCCTTACGACCCTAACAGTTCTATGAGAGAACTTGGAGTTAAGATTCCCTCTCAGCTTTTTACTNACCTAAACCCTCAGCAAAAAGGGGACGAATATCCGTGGGAGGTATCGGGTGTTTCTGTAAGTAGTGTTAATACTAATTTTGTTAATATTTCTCTTTCTTTTGATTATGAGCACGACCTATTAGTTACTTATTTTAATGGTCAAATACTTTCCTCTTCCTCCATTTCTAATTCTTTTTACTTAAACTCGGCGCAGCCGTTGGATGTCCCTAGCTTCGTTAATGTAGGGCAGGGATATGAGAATAGTTTGGGGGTTAGAACCAGTGTGTCTAGAGCAGACAATTTTACTGAAAGTCTCCATGAGGGAAGTCTTTTAGCTCCTAATTTACCGATGCAAACTCCATGGATTATTGGAGGAGGGTTTACCGATGTTGCTCCTCGGTCTTACGATGTTGAGACAGACGTAGGATTCCATACCACTCCTTTCGGATTTTTAGGAAGTAATACAAACGACAAGTACTTTACTACAACCGCGGATGTGTCCAGCGGGGGAATAACGGGACAGCACACCCCTGGATTAGGAGGAGCCACATATTCTGGCGCAAGTAGGAATATTCCTCGTAGTGGACTAGATGGTTATATTGGAAGTTTTAAGCTTTACAGTAAACCCCTAAATACTGAAGAAGTACTAACTAACTATAATGCCCAAAGGGGATATTTCCAAAATATTAATTTAACATAATATGAGTAACACCTTATTTGCCGATAATCTGGATTACATCACTACCTCCAGAAGAGATAGGATTGTAGGGCTTAAGTTCCCGTTACCTTTCTCTCCCGGAGATGGTGGATTTTTTTCCAAGAGTATGGACAAAGAGGTTGTTTTTCAAAATGTAAAACAGCTCCTTCTAACTGCTAAAGGAGAACGACTCATGTACCCAAGTTTTGGGACAAACTTACGAGCGGCTCTCTTCGAGCCGATTACTGGAACTCTTGTTGATGAGTTAAAAAAAGATATTCAAAATACTATAACTGTTTACGAACCTAGAGTTATTGTAAAAGATGTTTCTGTTACTCAAGGACAAGGAGGAAACAACACAGGCTCCCATTCATTGTATGTTTCTGTTTTGGTTAGTTTTTCCGCCTCCCCATACGAGGAAGAAGTTGTTGATGTGATAATAAGATAATGGTAAACAATAATAATTATATTCCCCCGGAAACTGCAGGGCAGGTAAGATACAACGCTTCTGCGTTTGAAGGAACTGTAGAATCCGACTTTACTAAGCTGGGCGTCATTTCGGATGCGGCTAAAAGCCAACTCATAGATTACTCTCTAGGAGATTTTGATGAATTTAAAGACGCCTTTATTTCTTATGTTAAATCTGTTTACCCTGATGACTACAATAACTTTGTTCAGTCTGACCTAGGGATGGTATTCATGGAATTATTTGCTTACTTAGGGTCGGTACTTTCCCTTAAAGCCGACTTTTTAGCTAATGAATCATATTTAAGCACAGTAAAGACTCCAGAAAACTTAAGGAAGATTTTAAATTTGATTGGGGTGAAGATGAAAGGACCTATTGCAAGTAAAGCAACTGCAACCCTTACCCCGGAGAGCTCTGTTTCATTTACTACAGGAGACACGGTTGAAATTCCTCGTGCCCAAAGAACACTAACTGTTACATCTCAACGGGATGGTACGCAGCTTACATACACTTTATATAAGGTTAATAAAGGTACAGGACGAATAGATGAAGCTGCGGTTGCTCAGGCGGGAGCTTTACAACTTGATTACGATTCCTATTGGGAAGGTTCGTATTTTGGAGGCTTAGCTTTGTTGGAAGGTCAGTATCAATCTTTAAATGGGACCTTTTCTACTGCCCAAACACAAAAAAGGATTAGGGTACCTAAAGCATCGATAATTGAAGGTAGTGTTTTTGTTTCTGCTGGTGATGAAATATATAATGAAATAGAAAACTTAAGTCTGGCTTCAGGAAGTGCTGATGCTGTATTCGAGAAGATTTATAATGATGATTATTCTTGCAGTCTTTTGTTTGGAGACGACATCAGAGGAAAGAACCCTGCCAACGGTCAAGATTTTACAGTATTCTATAGAACAGGAGGAGGTAATCGAGGAGATATTGTTGAGGGAAGCATTCGAAATCAGGTCCAGGGAACTAAAAACGGAAGTGATAGTGTAGAGTGCACGGTAATAAACACTACTGTAGCTGCTGGCGGTGCCAATGCTGAGTCGGTAGCCCATGCAAAGAAGTACGCTCCTTACTTTTTTAAATCCCAATATAGAGCTGTAACGGGAGAAGACTATACCGCCATCGCTAATAGTTTCGCCTCAGTCGCAGGACAGACAGGAAAAGCCTTAGCCGTAGCTAGACAAAGTGGCGCGGGGGGAAATATGATAGATATTTACACTTTGGCAAAGGCTACAGACACTCAACTACAACGAGGTTCGCTTGCATTTAAAGGGGATTTACTAAATCATCTCAACGAGTATAAGATGATTACAGATGAACTAACCATTGTTGATGGGTTGGTTAGAACGTTAGACCTAGTAGTAACTGTCTATCTAGATAGAAATAAATCAGCAGTTCAAGAGAATGTAAAAGCTGATGTAAGCCAAAGAATTACTTCTTATCTTTCCTACGATAGTATGGATTTCGGAAAGCCATTAAGGTTTCCCGAACTAGCAAATTTTGTTATGCAGAATCCTGATGTTCGATTCTTTAAGGTAACTAATTATGATGAGGATATTTATGTAAACTTTAATGAGATTATTCAACTGAATAACTTTGAACTCAACTTTGAATTTGTATAATGCCATACCGCGGAAATGAAGATGTATTTAAATACAACTATGTGGAGAAGATAACCAAGCTTCTTCCTGATGTATACAATTCCCAAGAAGCAGAACAAAAGAAGGTAGAGGATACTTCGTATCGTCTTCTTGGAAAATATTTGTTAGCGGTTAATGAATACACTGAGTTTTTTAATGTAGTAAGTGGGGGGACGACCCTTTATCCGACAAGTGCTATTAAGCCTTTTTTTCTTCCTGAAAATAAATTAACGCGTGTAACTCCTCGTGATTTTGAACACAATTTGCTTTCAAGATTTAATAAAGATTTTGGAAGTTTTACTAATGAGAATGATTTTAAAAATTATCTGTCCTCGGTAATTTTACCTGCGACGGTCCTCAATAATCCAACAGTACAGTTTGTATCAGGCGCATCCGCTGACCCTAATAATAACTACTCAACTTCCTCGGAAGTACAAACTTCCTTAGTTGATAGTTTAGGTTTAATGTATATGCTTAATACCGGTTCTCATACTGGAGCAACTACCCAACTTTCAGCAGTCCTAGCTGATTACATTACTAGTGCAATGTACTCTCCACAGGCAGAGTTTACTGAACAGGATGGTGCTGAATGTTTGTTTGAGTACCTTTGGCGTAATAGAGATGATGTCACATCCTTCAGTAGGTACCTACCTCCTGAGTTTCAAGATTCTGAGTCGAGTATTTCCTCCATACGGTATGCTTCTGGGCTTCAAGAGCTTGATAGAATTAAGACTCTTCTTTCGGTATGGTTATCAAAAGAAGACGAAGACTCTCCTTTCTTAAGGAATTCCTTAGAAGCTTTAGAAGGGTCTGGATTAATTTATTCTAAGTTTGATTCTTCAGGTCCTTATACAAAGTTCATGAAAGCGGCTTCGTGGGCTTTCTATGATTTGGATATGATTATGGAGAACATGCAGGACCTGTTCGATATAGAGCGTTGTCCTCCTGAATTTCTGGAACACCTCGCCTCAGTTATTGGGTGGAAGTTTTTAGGTGATGATGTGTCTATGTGGCGAGGGCAACTAGCTCAAGCAGTATACACTTATAAATCAACAGGAACACGTGCGTCTTTAGTTAACGCAATTAAAACAGTTTTCCCAAAAGACGTATCTTCTTTTAATGCCTCGTCAGATATTAGGGATTGTTGGGAATCTTATCTTCCTAACTTAATCTACTATACTCTTAAAACTGAGTCCCCTACATGTAAAGACGCCTCTACTTTATCTAAGTATCTACAAACACAAATAGGGAATGTC